TGAGCGCCTCGCAAACCGTAGGTACAATCGGTGCGCCGGTCGCTCTTACATCGCAATCTACAAACGTCGTCGATACTCCGAACGGCGCTTGGGTTGTATCTTCGACGCCGACGGCAAATACGTTTGCCTTTTCTACTCTGACCGTCCCGTTTGGGACGCTTAGCAACGCTGCGGGGCAAACCAGCCTCTTCGCCCGGACGTCCGGATCGGTAGAGAGCCGTCCCTTCGACGGTGGTGTGGCCTTCACAGCTGGTTCTGCGCAGCCGAACTCGCAAATGATCCGGCAAACGCGCCGGTACTTCCGCTATCAGTCTGGTAAGGCAATCCAGTTCTCGACCGGTACGACCGTGTGCCCGGCCCTGTTTGTGAGCGACGTCACGGCATCCGGCTTCACGGCGACTGTGACCACCCGCTTCGCCCACAACGTGGCACCGGGTGCGATAATCCGTGTCTCTGGCGCGGATCAGGCGTCCTACAATGGCACGTTCGCTGTCGCCACGACGCCTACCCCCAACACGCTGACCTACACCATGTTCAGCGTTCCAGCTATCAGCCCGGCGCAGGGCTTCCCAATCCGGGTCAGCCCGACCAACTGGTATGGCTCTTCGAACCGGGTGGGCTTCTTTGACCAGCAGAACGGCCTGTTCTTCGAATATGACGGGCAGATGCTCTACGCCGTGTGGCGGAACAGCGTCCTGCAGCTTGAAGGCTCGATCACCGCGACGCTTGGCTCTGCCGCAATCACCGGTGTTGGGACAAAGTTCAGCCGCCAGCTGGCGGTCGGCGACTTCATCGTCATCCGTGGCCAGTCGTATCGCGTGCTTTCCATCGCTTCGGACACCTCCCTGATCATCTCTCCGGAGTATCGGGGGACGACGATTGCCAACGCGGTCATCTCCAAAACGACCGACGTCCGCGTGCCCCGCACCCGCTGGGATGACCCGCTGGATGGAACTGGCGTGTCTGGGTACAACCTCGATCTGACCCGCATGCAGATGCTTTACGTCGAGTACTCTTGGTATGGCGCAGGTTTTGCTCGGTTTGGTCTCCGTACGACGAACGGAAACATCGCCTACGTCCACCAGTTCACGAACAACAACATCCAGTACGAAGCGTACATGCGCAGCGGGAACCTTCCTGCGCACTACGAGAGCAACGGCATCAGCGCCTACACCCAGCTTACGGCCACGCTTGGCACGGGTGGCGCTGGAACCGTGATCAGCGTCGCCAGCACGGAAGGCTTCGCGCCGGTGGGTGTCCTGCGGATTTCGAACCCCGGCGCTACCGGGACCATCGAGCAGATTTCCTACTCCAGCAAGACGGCGACCACCTTCACCGTCGCTGCGCGTGCTCAGGTTGGTGGAAACGTGGCTGCCCAGACGTTCACCTACTCCGCGACGGCACCGACCTTGGTCGAGTTCTCCTCGCCCGACACGCTGGCATCCCTGTCGCACTGGGGTTCCTCCACGATCATGGATGGCCGGTACGACGACGATAAGTCTCTGGTGTTCAACTACGGGATGACCACGCCGATCACGACCACTGCCGTAACGCCGCGCGTCATTTTGGCGATCCGGGTGGCACCGTCCGTGGACAACAACACCATCGGCATCCTTGGTGCCCGTGAGGTCATCAACCGGATGCAGCTGGCGCTGAACTCTATCGGCTTCTACACTACCGGCACCGGATACCTGATCAACCTTGTGCTGAACGGCTTCTCAGGCGGCGCGTTCTCTGGTGGGTTCGTGGCACCGGTCCAGCAGGCTGGCGGTATCACCTCGTCCCTCGCTCAGGTCGCCCTGAACGTCAACGCTGTCACCGTCACCGGCGGCGAGAGCGTGTACGCCGGTTACACCAACCCGACTGGCGTCACCACGTTCGACCTTGCTCCAGTGCGCGATCTGGGCAACTCGATCCTTGGTGGGGGCGCGAACAACACCGTTCCGACCACCCAGTCCGGCTTCTACCCGGACGGCCCGGACATCCTCTACGTGGTGGCCATCCCGCTCTCGGCGACATCCTCCACGATCCTCGCCCGACTGAACTGGAAAGAAGCACAAGCCTAAGAGAAGCGCCCCTTCGGGGGCGTTTCCACTACCGGAGGGAAGAGAATGGCCAAGACACCCGCGTGGACCCGCAAGGAGGGGCAGGATGCAACAGGCGGCCTGAACGCCAAGGGCAGGGCATCTGCCAAGGCTCAGGGCATGAACCTGAAGCCGCCCGCACCCAATCCCAAGACGGAGAAGGACGCTGGCCGCAAGAAGTCGTTCTGTGCTAGAATGTCTGGGATGCCGGGGCCGATGAAGGACGAAAAGGGCAAGCCTACCCGCAAGGCTCTGTCTCTCCGAAAGTGGGATTGCTGATCCATGACAACCAGTGGCACCTACGACTTCAACCCAAGTCTGGGCGAGATCACGATCTACGCCTACATGAACATCGGCCTTCGCCCGACTTCCCTTGTGCAGGAACACATGGAAAGCGCCCGGATGGCCACGAACATGATGCTGTCCCGCTGGGCAAACCAAGGCGTGAACCTCTGGGCGGTCGATCTGATCACCACACCGCTGGTGCAGGGTCAGGCCGTGTACAACGTCGATCCCACCACCGTGATGATCCTCGATGCCTACATCCGCACCGACGGCGTCGACCGGCCCATCATGCCCGTCAGCCGCACGGAATATGCATCGTACTCTACAAAAAGCATTCAGGGCTTCCCGACTGTGTTCTGGTTCGACCGGCTGACCGCTCCGACCGTCACGCTCTGGCCGGTGCCAGCTGAGACTGGTGCCCAGACCCTTCGGTACTATCGCGTTCGGCGCATTCAGGACGCCAATCTGACCAACGGGCAGAACGCTGAAATCCCGTACCTGTGGCTTGAGGCGTTCGCTGATGGCCTGACCTACCGGCTGGCGCGCATCTGGAACCCACAGATTGCTGTGGCGCTGAAAGGGCAAGCGGACGAGAGCTATGACATCGCGGCGTTCCAGAACGTCGAGAACGTCAACACCTTCATCTCCCCGATGATCGGCGGGTACTTCAGGAACTGACCATGGGCTACGCATCAAGGGCCGGTCGCGCACGTACATCAGCCAGCAACCCGCAGGCCCATGCGATCTGTGACCGCTGTGGCGGGCGGTTCAACCATGTCGATCTGGCGTTCCAGTACGACTGGGCTGGCGCTAACCTGATCCGGAAGAACCTGCTGGTCTGCAGGCCCTGCATGGACCGCCCCCAGTCTCAGCTTCGTGCGATTGTCCTGCCGGGTGATCCGCCGCCAATCATGAACCCACGGCCCGAAAACTTCGTTAACGCCTCGACCGACTTCCGGGTCACGTCTGGGCTGAACGCGGTCAACTTCAAGACTGGTATCCCCGTGCCGGGCGGCGACTTCCGGATCACCGAGAACGACAGCAACCGCGTCACCCAGCAGACTGGCTTTGCCAACGGCAGCTTGAACCAGCGCCCCGGCACCGATCCGAATGCGCCCGGTGACAGCAACCCCGGTTTGCCGTATGGTAACACAACCGTTCCAGAGACAGGGCCGATCTGATGGCAAATATCCAAATCCCGAACCTGCCCGCCGTCACCGCCCTGTCAGGGGAGGAACTTTTTGAGGGCGTTCAATCTGGTTCGTCGGTCAAGATCAGCTTGGCGCAGATCGCAGCCGCGTCTGCCATTGGAACGCCCCTGTCTTTCCCGTTCCCCATCGCAATTGGCGGCACTGGTGCGACCACGGCCTCCGATGCCCGCACGAACCTTGGCCTTGGCACCATCGCCATTCAGGATGCGGACGCTGTCGTCATCACTGGCGGCAGCATCAACGGTACGACCATCGGCGGCATCACCCCTGCAGCGGGAACGTTCACCACCGGCACGTTTGGCGCTGGCACAGCCGGAGCGCCGTCGATCACGTTTTCGGGTGATCTGGACACCGGCATCTGGTCTCCGGCGGTAAACCAAGTTTCGATCTCCACCACGGGGGTTCAACGTTTTCTGGTAAACGGCGCTGGAAACGCATTTCTTCTGGCGGCTTCAACGGAAAGCCGAAGCCTCGAAATTGGCACGGGTCGCACCGGAGACGGCACAAGCCTTATCGATTTCGTCGGAGATGCCACGTACACGGATTATGGTCTTCGAATTCTTCGCGATGCTGGCGCAACTGGAAGCTCTCAAATCATCACTCGCGGTGGTGCTCTTTTGCTCTCCACGACTGAAGCTGCTCCCATTGTTATGCAGACCAATGGCGCAGAGCGCGTGCGGATCAACACCACCGGCGACGTAGGTATTGGAACAAGTTCTCCGAGTGCGAGGCTGAACACCAGCCAAAGCGTATCAGCCGCACTGACTTCTTCCATCATCCTGAACGGTGCATATTCAGCTGGCAACCTGAGCCACGGTGTCGGTTTTTCCATCAATGGCAACGCAGTATCCTCTGGTATCTACACCACAGATGGCGGTGGCCTTGGTGCAAACCTTGTATTTACTACAGCAACCAGCAGCACTGCCCCCACTAACGTCGAGCGTATGCGGATAAGCTCCATTGGCGATGTGGGCATCGGAACGAATTCAGTAACTCCTGTTTATGGAAGAACCGTTCAAATTGGTGACGGTACAACAACTTCAAGCATCAGTCTTATCGGGACTGGTGCTGGCACTATTGGCGATGTGTTTCTGGCATCAACTGGAAGCGAAGCAAGCCTCATCGCGCGGGCGTCCACGCCGCTAATTATTGGTGCTGGCGGTTCAGAACGATTTCGTGTTGGCGATTTAGGCCAGTGGGGAATTGGCGGTGCAAACTACGGCACGACCGGTCAGACCATCGTATCTGGTGGCGCTGGCGCTGCACCGGCGTGGGGCACCCTTGGGCTGGCCGGGGGTGGCACTGGGGTCACCACGGCACCGGCTGCGGCGGCTGTCCTGTACGGGTACACCACCACCGCCACGGCGGCTGGCACGACCGTCCTGACCAACACCAGCAGCCAGTACCAGTTGTTCACTGGCGTGACGACGCAGACTATCACGCTGCCGGTGACCTCCACCCTGACGACCGGCTGGACCTTCCACATCGTCAACAACTCCACCGGCAACCTGACGGTGAACTCGTCCGGCGCAAACCTCGTCGCCACGGTCCCCGCCAGCATGACCCTGATGGTGACCTGTATCCTGACAAGCGGAACTACCGCTGCTTCTTGGGAGTGGGGCTTCACCGACTTTGGATCGATCACCGGCACGGGTTCTGTTGTTTTGGGAACTGGTCCCACGATTACCGGCGGCGCTCTGAACGGTACGGTTGGTGCCACCACCCCGTCCACTGGTGCCTTCACCACCGTCACCGCCTCGACCAGCGTCCTGTCCAACGGCGCTGGCGGCATCGGGTACTCCACTGGTGCCGGTGTGGCTGTCACTCAGCTGACCAGCCGCACCACGCCCGCCCCGACGACCGGCAACAAGACGTCTGGTGCCATCACCCTGTTTTCGGCGGCTGGGGTGACTGCCTCATATACAACCTTCACCGTCCCAAACACGGCCATTGCGGTCACCGATACCGTAAGCCTTACGATCCGTGGCGGCACAAATACATATATTGCGGTGCCGTCTGGCATAGTTGCTGGGGTTTCGTTTTCGGTCTCTTTCGTCTCCCTTGTTGGCGTGGCCGTCGATGCGCCGATTATAAATTTCAACATAATCCGGGGCGTTTCAGCCTAGTTATCTAACCGTTCCGGAACAAATCGGAGCCTTGATGTGGAGAAGAAGAGGTTGAAGGACGTACTGGCCGACCACGCCAAGGACTGGACAACCTTGGCCCTAGCCGGGCTAGGGATATCGTTTTCTCCATATGAATGGGTAGGTGGCATTTTCCTTGCCATCGCCGGTGCTACGTTTGCCATGCGGTCGGAGCCTGAACAGGACCAGCGGGAGCTTTGGCTGGTGATACTGGGCGCGTTCCTCGCCTCGCACCTTGCCGGTATAGTCTCGCACCGAATGTTTCCGGGCTTCCCGGTGCAGGTTGCGATGTTCGCGGCTGGGTTCTTCTCCAGACGGCTCACTCGCTTCGCCCTTCGCTTCGCTGGAATGCTTGAGAAGAAGAGCGACAAGATCGCAGACAAAGTGATCGACACCTTCATTCCGGGGAAAGACGACGATGAGTGACCTGCCGTGGATGATCGAAGCCAAGAAGGTCATGGGTCTTCACGAAGACAGGGATCGCGCTGTTTTGGCCAAGTGGCTGAAGAGTGACGGCAAGACGCTGGGAGACCCGTCCAAACTGCCATGGTGCGGCGACTTCGTGGACACCGCCATCGAGCTTGCGCTTCCTGACGAGCCTCGCCCCGGCAAGCTGGGTGAGAACCCATACTGGGCGCTGAACTGGCTGCTGTTTGGCAAGGCTTGCAACCCCGCGTACGGTGCTGTGGTGGCTTTTGAGCGCCCCGGTGGCGGCCATGTCGGCTTTTTGGTGGGACAGGACGAGAAGCGGTTCTACGTCCTTGGGGGCAATCAGGGCGACACCGTCAGCGTCACGCCAATCGACAGGGGTCGCGCACGCGGATACCGCTGGCCCACAACCTACAAGGGACGTCCCGGCGACCTTCCGCAAATGAAGAGCGCCACGGCGTCGTCCAAAAACGAAGCATGATGCGGCACTGGTTTCTGATCGCAGCCCTGATCGGGGTGATACTGTCAGGCACCATTGGGTACGGTCTGGGGGTCAGGATTGAAACAGGTCGGGCTGCAGTGTCGCTGGCGAAAGCTCAGAAAGATGCTTTTCGTGCTGCAGAGATCGCCAGTGAGGCAGAAGAGAAACGGCTCAACGCGGAATTCCAGCGTGCCCAAGCAATGATCCAGCTGGAGGATGAGGCAAATGCGGATGTCGGTGCCAATCTTGTCTGCCTTGGCGTTGACAGCGTCCTGCGCCTCAAGAAGCGTTGAACCCATCTCGATACCGCAGCCACCCAGCCTCACAGCGCCCTGCGCAGCGCCCGTCAGCTTGCCGGACGGGGCCATGACGCAGGTCGAGGTGGAGAAGGCGTGGGGGCGCGACAGGTCGGCCCTGCGGTCGTGCGCTGAGCGGCATCAGGCACTCGCCAGCTGGCCCCAACTGGGATAGTATGCCGCAAAACGAGGTGATGCCGTGGCCGGACTGACCTACACAACCTACCTGAACCAGATCGCCCAGATGGCGGTGGTGGCCGTCAACGACGTGAACTTCTTGGAGATCGCGCCGTCCATGATCGATTACGCCGAGCTTCGCATCTATCGCGATCTCGATCTGATGTTCACCTCCACGTCGATCTATGGCCCCACCATCGGGCTGGCCGCCGGGAACAGAAACCTTACCTTCCCGATGACGCTTCCGGACAACAGCGGCTCCATCGTGGTGACAGAGCAGCTGAACTTGATCCTGCCGGTCGGGACGGACAACCCGGATGATCCGCTGGCGTCCCGCGTGCCGCTCCTGCCGGTCACGAAGGAATTTCTGGACGCGGTGTATGGATCGAACGCATCTGCCAACCGTGGGCAGCCGAAGTACTTTGCGCCGTTCAACGAGAACCTGTTCTTCGTCGGGCCTGTCCCTGACGCCGCGTACAGCGTGGAAGTGGTGGCGACGTACCGACCCAACACTCTGTCTCTGGCAAACAGCCCGACGTTCATCAGCCAGTACCTGCCCGATCTCTTCATCATGGCATCGATGATCTACATCTCTGCGTACCAGCGGAACTTTGGCCGCCAGTCCGACGATCCGCAGATGGCACAGAGCTACGAGGGGCAGTACAAGGCCCTCCTCAGCGGCGCTGCGGTCGAGGAAGCCCGCAAGAAGTTCGAAGGACCGGGCTGGACGTCGCAGTCCCCAGCACCGGTCGCCTCGCCGACAAGGGGATAAGACATGCCGCACGCGTCACTGAAGCTGATCCCCGGCGTCGATCAGAACCGTACCCCCGCGCTGAACGAAGCTGCGATCTCCGAAAGCAACCTGATCCGGTTCGTTCCAGATCGGAATGGCACTGCCCTGCCCCAGAAGCTTGGTGGATGGACGAAGTTTCTGTCTCTGCCGCTCACGGACACGGTCAGGGCGCTGCATGCTTGGGCCGATACGAACAGCAATTCGTTCTTGGCGATGGGTGCTGAGGATGGGGTTTTCACCAGCGAAAGCGCAGGGGCGATCCTGAACCGATCTCCAATGTACTACACCGCAAACCCCATCGTAGACGTCGACACGGTGAGTGGGTCATCGTCGGTCACGGTCAACGATATCGGATCGTTTGTGACATCGTACGATGCTATATACATCGTGACACCGATCAGCGTCGGCGGCCTGATCCTGTCCGGCTTCTACAAGACCACGGCGTTCAACGATGATGCGTACCTGATCAATTCCGTAAACATCCTTGGCGCATCCGTTCCTGCGACGGCCCCTGCATCTGGTGGCGTCGTTCCGGAGTTCGACACCAGCACCGGAGACATCAACGTCCTCGTTACACTGCCAAACCACGGCCTCACGGCTGGTTCGACATTTGCCATCCTGATCTCGACCACGGTCGGCGGCGTGACCCTGTACGGCAACTACGTCATTCAGGAAACGCCAGCTGTAACCGCCAACACCTTCGTCATCGCCGCTCCATATGCAGCAACCTCCACGGCCTCTGTCTTCATGAATGGAGGCAACGCCCGGATCATCTACTACACCGGCCAGCAGGCGGTTCCTCCACCGGTGGGATATGGTGCCGGTTTCTATGGATTTGGCGGCTTCAGCGGCGGGTCGTTCGTCGGCGGGCGCACTTACATCCCGACTTCCATAACCATGGTGGGAACGGTCGCCACGGCCACGGTGCCGACCAGCGTCTACCTCACGCCCGGATCGGTAATCACCATCGCTGGCACCACCCCAGCCGGGTACAACGGCACGTGGGCGGTGACGTCCGCCACGGCTGGCACATCCTCCAGCACCTTCACCTTCACCATCCCAACAACGCTGGGCGTGCAGACGGTCGCCGGGACGCTGAAGGTCAACCGGTGGGCGTTTGAAGGCACGACAGACTGGTCCCTCGACAATTGGGGCGAATACCTTGTGGCGTGTCCGCACATGGGGTCGATCTTCTATTGGAACACCGCCAGCGGCTCAGACCACTGCGACATCATGCCGAACGCCCCGTTGGTGAATGAGGGCATGTTCATCTCGATGCCAGAGCGTCAGGTCATTGCCTACGGATCGACCTTCAACGGCATCCAAGACCCGCTTCTGGTCCGCTGGTGCGACGTGGGGAACTTCTCCAGCTGGGTCGGCACTGTCACTAACCAAGCCGGTTCGTACCGCATTCCCAAGGGGTCTATGATCGTCGGTGGCCTGCAGGGGCCTCAGCAAAGCTTGCTGTGGACCGACATCGCGCTCTGGTCGATGCAGTACATCAGCCAGCCGTTCATCTACTCCTTCAACGAGATCGGCACCGGCTGCGGTCTGGTGGGTCGCAAGGCTGCCTCAACCATGTCGGGCGTCGTCTATTGGATGTCCCAGAGCCAGTTTTTCCGCCTGTCCAGCGGCGGCCCGGAGCCAATCCAGTGCCCGATCTGGGACGTGATCTTCCAAGACATCGACACGGCATACTGGCAGAACGTACGATGCGCTCCCAACAGCAGGTTCGGGGAAGTGTCGTGGTTCTACCCGACGACCGGTTCCGGCGGCGTCCCCACAAAATACGTCAAGTACAACACGCTGACAGGCCAGTGGGACTTTGGAACGCTTGCCCGCACGGCTTGGATCGACCAGAGCGTCTTCGGGCCGCCCATTGGCGCTGGCAGCGACTTCTTCATCTACCAGCACGAAACGTCCCCTGACGCTGACGGCCTGCCGATGAACTCCAGCTTCAAGACTGGCTACTTTGCCCTTGCTGAAGGGGACGAAAAGACGTTCCTCGATCAGCTGTGGCCAGACATGAAATGGGGGTATTACAACGGCATTGCCAGCGCCGACGTCTCCATCACGTTCTACACGACCGACTATCCGGGCCTGCCGCCCACGGTGCATGGGCCGTATCTGGTTACCCAGTCCACCGACTACATCACACCAAGGATCAGAGCGAGACTGATCGCCATCGAGATATCCAGCAATGACGTCGCCTCGTTCTGGAGACTTGGAAATATTCGATACCGCATTCAGCAAGATGGGAAGTTCTGATGTCTTCGATCTCTGATATCCTCACAGCTGCGAAAAACATCGTGACGGCCATCAATGGTCTGGGCCAGACATACCTTCAGGTATCCGGGTCTCGCGTCTCAAGAGAGATCAGCACGGCGACGCTCGTCCTAACCGGTCAAGGCAGGCTGGCCAGAGTTGTCGTCACGACAGCCGGTGCGGTCGGTTCCATCTATGACGCATCCGTATCGTCCGCCACCGCCCCGAAAATCTTTGTCATCCCAAACATTGTTGGGGTCACTGAGGTCAAAATCCCAGTCGAGAACGGAATTGTGGTCACGCCCGGAGCCGGGCAGGTCGTCACCGTCAGCTATTCGTGAGGTCACCATGAACGACACTGTCATCAGCAATGCGGTCGATCTGGCGCGCGGCGGGAAAACGAAGACCAAGACCCACAAGGGGCCGATCCACAGCAGTGTGGCTGGTCGGACAGACCACCTGCCTATGCATGTGGCATCCGGTTCGTACGTGATCCCAGCAGACATCATTTCCGCCATGGGCGAAGGCAACTCCATGGCTGGGTTCAAAGTGGCGAAGAACATTTTCTCAGCCCCCGGCCCCTATGGGCAATCCACAGGCAGTCTTCCGTACGGTGCAAGCGGCATGCCCTATGGCGTCCCGTCTCCGAAGAAGGCGGCTGGTGGTGACGTCGGGTACGAACTTCTGAAGAAGGTTGCCTTCAGCGGCAGTGGCAACGGGACGTCCCTCGCTGCACCGGCACCGGCTGCGGCAAAGCCGTCCCTTGGCGGCATCATGGGTGGCTCACGCCCGCAGGCGCAGGCACCAGCTGCAAAGACTGAACTGAACGACATGTACACCCCGTACAGCCAGAGCTACGCCGCCGGTGGCGCTACGGATGCCGTGCCTATCGTGGCCGCCGGTGGTGAGTACGTGATCCCACCAGAAGACGTGATGCATCTCGGCAGCGGGGACATCGACCACGGGCACAAAATCCTTGATGTCTTCGTGAAGAAAATGAGAGAAAAGACCATCAAGACCCTGCAAGGGCTGCCGGGTCCGAAAAAGGATTAGCATTATGGAAATCGAAGTTCGGACTGGCGTCGTCGATGATTTTGACGAGGTCATGCGTCTCGCCATCGAGGCGACAGAGGAGAACGCGCTCACCTCTCCGGACATGGGTAAGCTTGCATCGCCGATCTACGGCGTCCTGAGCAAGCAAATTCCCGGCATCATCGGGGTCATCGGCCCGGTCGGGGGCGGTCTTGAGGGGGCAATCCTGCTGAACATCGGAGAGATGTGGTACAGCAAGGAACAGATCATCGAGGAAAAGGCTATTTTTGTTGACCCGCAGTTCCGATCCGCCAAAGGTGGCAGGGCCAGAAAGCTTGCGGAATTCGCGAAGCAAGTATCGGATGCACTCCAGCTTCCCCTCTCCATCGGGGTTCTGTCCAGCAGCCGCACAGCTGCTAAGATGCGCCTTTACGAGCGTGTATTTGGTGAACCGTCGGGTGTGTACTTCCTGTACGGAGCAAAAACTGGTATGACTGGCAAAACCTGAATGGGGAACGGCTGTGGGTAAGAAAACTTCAACGACCACTTCTCAGGTTCAAATCCCACCTGAGGTGATGGCGCGCTACAACGCGGTCAACACTCGGGCTGAGGAAGTGGCGGCCAAGCCGTTCCAGAAGTATGGCACTGAAGCCAGCGATTTTGTCGCACAGATCAACGAACAGCAGCGGGCGGGCATCAACAACGTCAACGCCGCTGCTGGCGCTTACCAGCCGTATATCAATGCAGCCACCGGTGCCACCGTCGCCGGTATGGATGAAGCCAACGCTGGCGAACTCGACATCAGCAAGTACATGTCGCCGTACATCCAGAACGTGGCCGACACGACCAGCGCTATGATAGCGCAGGAGAACGAGCGCGCGCAGTCCGGAAATCTCGGCACTGCCATCAGTTCTGGTGCCTTCGGTGGGGACAGGGCTGGCATCGCTGCAGCAAACCTGTCGCAACAGCAGAACCTTGCTTACGGCAAGACCATGGCAGACATCTACAATCAAGGCTACACGCAGGCCGTTGGCACCGCTCAGCAGCAGCAGGGCGTGAACCTCAGCGCAGATCAGGCCAACCTCGCCCGCCTGACCGCCGGTGGCGCGCAGCTGGCCGGTCTGGGCACCACGGCACAGCAAGCTGGCCTTGCTGGTGCTGAGGCCCAGATCAACGCTGGTACGCTGGAGCAACAGACCGAACAGGCTGGCAAGACGGCGCTGGTCAACCAGTTCATGCAGGAGCAGGGCTACCCGTTCCAAGTGGCCCAGTTCCTCGCGAACATCGCCACCGGCACAGGCGCTCTCTCCGGCTCGACCACGGCCACCACGCAGCCCGCACCGTTCTTCTCGGATCGCCGCCTGAAGCACGACGTCAAACGCATTGGCAAGACCGACGACGGCCTGCCGATCTACAGCTTCAAGTACAAGGGCGACGAGAAAGAGCAGACCCACGTTGGCTTCATGGCCGACGAGGTGGAGCAGGTCAAACCGGAAGCTGTCGGCGTCCACCCCACCGGTTACAAGACCGTCGACTACGAAAAGGCCACCGAGAAAAACAGCATGGGTGGCGGCGTCTCTCCGCAGCGCTCAGGTGAGGCATTCGCTGATGGCGGCGTTGCTGGTCCGTACGGGTCTCCAGCAAACTCCCAGCCGAACTTTGGTGGGTACGTGCCGCAGGCCAATCTTCCGGTTGGTGAACTGATCGTGGCCGACCCGGCCTATGCAACCAATGCACAGAAATCCATGGCCCAGCAGCTGGCGTCTCTGGCAAGCCTTGGAGAGAGCGCTCAGGAGATTGAGGGCACGTGGAACTGGGCAAAAGACAAGTGGGGCGCTGAAGGCAAGAAGGAAGCTGTTGGAGGGGGAGAAACTGGACGCGGCGTGTCCGCGCAGGCCTATGGCGGTGCCGTCGGTGCGCAATACCTCAAGCCACAGCAAGGCGGCGTGGCCCCCAACAGCGAGAAGAGCTACCTGACCGACACGCTGGCCAGCCAAGACAAGAGCGACAAGCCAAGGCTGGACGCTCCTCCGGGCGGCGGTGGCGGCGGCTCCAGCCCGGCTGGTGACATCGCAGCTCTCGCCAAGGTCGGCCTTGCCATCGCAGGTATCCCCATGCCCTTCCGGTATGGCGGCGCTGCAGGATATGCTGATGGCGGGTCTCCGATGAGCGACGAGGAGCGCATGCGTCGCCTCAAAGAAATGGAACCCCGCGCCGCCACAGGGCTTCTTCCTTCTGGGCGCGTTCCAGAAGCTGACAGAATTGGCGCTCCGATTTCTTACCCATCAGGCGTCGCAATGAAGAGCGATTGGCAGGATGCGCCCACGGTAAATCCACTTCAGTACAGCCAAGAAACTGGAATGGTTCGCGACCCAGACACGAAAAAATATCTCTATGATGACCGCAGGGCATACAGAAACCCTGCTGGCGGCATAGAAATTTCGCAAGGGGACGAACTGAGCGCTGCGCGCAGAGACATCGATGCTTCCCAAGAGCGCCTGAGACAGCAGGCAGAAAACGTTGACGTACCGGCTGCAAGGTCAGCTTACGACGAAGCTGCCAAAAGAATTCTTGAGAGGAACCAGTATGCGAACCCTCAAGAAATTCTGACCGATGAGTACAAGGCCGTGCAGGACGCAGAGGCTGAGGCTCAACGCCTGCGCCTCTTTGAACCTATTTCTGGTCGCCGTGGTTACGAACCTCCGATGTTCAGCGGTGCTGGCGTCGTAGGGAATGCTGAAGGGAGAATGCTCTCTGGAACGGGCCTCATACCTGCAGCTGGGACGCCATTTGAGCCGATCAGGCAGGCAGCCGGGACACCGTTCTATCTGGAACCCCGACAGGCTGCTGGCACGCCCTTCCCAGAAAGAGGCCTGATCGGTCCGCAGCCCCTGCAGGCCGCTGGAACCCCGTTCCCACTCAGGGAAGCGGCGGGCACGCCATTCCCGCTTCGGCAGGCCGCTGGTACGCCGCTCCCGATGTCCCCCCTTGCGTCGTCCCCGCGCCCCGTGGCGCGTCCGGAAGGCTTGGGTGTTGCGGCTGTCGAACAGCCCGTTGAGCGCGCACCCACTGGTGTTGTCGCGCCGCAACCCAAGATGGGACCGGTTGTTCCTTATGGCAAGCAGCTGGACTTCATCACGTACGAGCTTCAGAAGCCCGAATACAACGCATATCCTGCACAAAAATACGCAACCCCCGGTCAGGCTGCCATTGCTTTTGATGAAATCTACGAAAAGTCAGGTGGTCAAGGAAACGACATCGCCGTTGCGAACGCTGAGGATATCTACAGCGCAGCGCAAAATGGAGACCTGTCTGGGTTCCCGCCGAACGTTCAGCAGGCGTACCAGCACTTCATCGACAACGGCATGGACCCCATCCAAGCGTCTGGTGCGACTGGCCGCCTGATGGTCGAGAGCTATGCACACATGGACCCCAACGCCAGAAACACACTTGGCGGTGGAAACGGAACCTACGGCATCGCTCAGTGGCGCGGCGACCGCATGGAAGAGCTTGCCAGCTTTGCCGGTGTGCCTATGGACGCAATTACTGGTGCTCCGATCTCCACGCCTGAAGGGCGGTACTTCCCGAGCGGCGGTGTGGGCGCTGGCGCATCCCTCAGCACAAGAGGGCAGCGCGAACCCCAAGAGGGTGGCCTTGGTCGCGGCATGCTAACGCCGGACAAGCCATACGAGGACCGCACCACTGTTGGAAAAATGTTCTACAACGAAGACGGAACCCTGAACAAGAACGCGCTTCTCTCCCTTGCTTCTGGCATCGGCGGGATGCTGTCTTCGCCCAGCCAGTTCTTCCTGCCGTCTCTGGGCCTCGGCCTGCAGGGCTTTGCTGGAACCTATGCTGGCCTTGAGAAGCAGGCTGCTGATATCGGTCTGACAAAAGCCCAAGAGCGCCAAACGCAGGTCTTGGCTGACAAAGATCGCTTCATCGAGTTTTCAAATGGCCGCGTCCTTGTCAACTTTGGGGATGGAAGGCCAGCTGTCACGCTGCAAGACTACCTTCGCAGCCCTCAGGCCTACTCCACGGGCGACCCACAGCTTGATCAAAGGATCATGGAGGCTGCGCGGGATCAGGCTGCGTCGAGCGGCATTACGGTTGGTGGCTCCACCGAAGCACCGACCGGTGTACGCTTCAGCGATAGCTCTCGGAACATCATCGACCAGCAGAACGAGTATGTTTCGAGCGATGTTGGCTTTGGTGCGTACGGAACAAATACGGCGGAGGCTGCGAGGCTGGTACAGGAAGCATCCAATCTCGGAATGTCCGCGATGAACGGAAAGGCTTCCAGCAACGAGCTTGCCAAGACCGTGGCGGGGGCGATTGCGGCTGGAGATTTTGGAAGCCTTCAGGGTCAAACGACGATCCTTGAAAACATCCTGAGGCCGCTGAATGCTGTCCTTACAACTGCTGGGATAGAAGAAATCACGCCGATCAATGGCACCATCACCAGCCAGCAAATCCTTGACAAGCTGGGCATAATGCGTGCTGGCGCGATGACGCCAGAGCAGCAGCGTGCAGCATCCGTTTTTGAGAGGTTTGTTGAAACGAACCCGACACTTCAGATGACTGAAGATGCCGCTGCTGAGATAACGTCCGCCCTGCAGATGTCCCACCAAATGGATATCGACAGAGCGCAGTATTTCAACTTCCTGCAGAGCCGGTTGCCTGCAGGTTACAACCCGTACGCCTTGGCCGAAGGCTTCAACAGGGAGTACACAGAGACCCTGCAGCAAGAAAAAAGCCAGCTTTCTGAACTCTACAAAATGGCCGCCGACACGACACCCATGAACAATGGGCGCACGCGCGGTGAGATCGTCATGGAGTTCATGAAGGATGTGAACTCAGGGGCTTTGGATCAGGCGACGGCTCAGGAAATCCTCACCGGTCTTCTGAAGCAACAGAACATCGATGCGTCTCCGATACTGGCGCGTTGGTTTATCAGGGGGACTTGAGTTGGCCGATCTGGACTGGAATGCGCCCACCGGCGCGAAATCGGATAGCATCCGCTCCAAGTACCCTGAAATCTTCGGAGGCGGCGCTGCAGCCCCTACGGCTGGTCCGCCACCCCCACCCCCTCCGCCGCCGGGCGGCGATACCGCTGTGGTCGAGACGCCCGTTCCCGCTCCCTCTGCCTCCGCCCCCGCTTCTGCCGTTGCGGCCCCAGCTAGCCTGCCTAGCGGAGAGTACTGGAAGCTGGTAGCCTCCAATGTACCTGAGGGCCTTGAGAGACTTGGTTCCGGCCTCGTTCAAGCGGGGCAAAGCCCAATTGAGACCGCGAAGGCCATTGGCGGACTTGGCGCTGACCTCGCTGTCGGAATGGGATCAAAAGCTATAGACGCGGTCGGAAACGCGACAGGCTACGGCCCCATCCTTAATCAGGAAACTAAGGGCGCGCGCGAGGATGTAGCTGACGCTGCATTCGACTATTATAAGAAAAGTTATTTTTCCGGACCAGAGGCGTTCTGGAACAAGCTTGCTGAAGACCCTGTGTCTGTAGGACTTGACGTGGCTACGATTGCGCCTGTCATTGGCCCAGCCAGTCGCGTCGCAGGCCTCGGAAAGTTGGGAACAGCAGCCGGGAAGGTTGCCGCATTGGGAGACCCACTGAACGTTGCCATGCAGGGCGCTAAGCTTGGCGTGAAGGCCGTAACAAGGCCAGCCGGTGCTATTGCGCGGTATCCGCAGGCCGTTGCCGCTGGAACCCCCTTGCAGGCTCTCAAGATCGCAGGTCAGACTGGAAGATCGTCAGACCCCGCTGCGCGCCAAGCGTTCAAGTCTACCATGCAGGGCAAAGCTGAACCCAGAGAGATAGCGAAGACCGCTGTTGCCGCCATGGAGGAAAAGCGCAGGGCTGCCAGCGATTTCTACACATCCAAAAAATCTGAGCTTACCACTCAGGAACTCCCCATGGGGGACATCAGAGGCGCAATTGGCAGCGCCATGACCCAACTCAATAAGTACGGAACACGTACAAGCTCCGAGCAGGTTGCAGCGCTCCAGAAGATGGATGATATGGTTGCCAAGTATGAGGCACACCCCGATCCATCATCCCGCACTGCGGTCGAACTCGACCTTCTTAAACGAGACCTGCACGACGTCGTTGAGCAGCTTCCGCCGTCTGACCGTGGCGCTCTCGCCGCCATTCCTCGTTCCGTCAAGGAGACCATTTCGAAGGTCGATCCCACGTACGCCCAGATGATGGACTACTGGCGCGACTGGATCGGAAAGATGCGGGACATGCAGTCCACGCTGGGGACTGGTGACAGGGTCTCAGAGACTGCCAGACTTGCAAAGCTGATGTCCACCATGAAAAGCGGCGAGAAGCTGAACCTCCTGAAAGAACTGAAGGACACCCCGTCCGGAAAATATCTGACAGAGATGATTGCTGGCGCAGCTTTCAGGGACATCATGCCCCCAGCGATGCAAGGTTTCGGCCTTGGGGTTCTTGGCCCAGTTCTGGCTGGTGGCCCTCACGGCATCGCTATTGCAGCTGGAGCATCGCCACGGCTTGCTGGTATGACCCAGTATGGGATGGGTCGTCTGGAGGGGGCTGTGAATGCAGTTCCGAAGGTGCCTGCGGCGGTAACGAACGCGATGTACCAGACCAGCGGAGATCGCATGGGCCGCAAGGCCGGTGGGCGCGTGGGCGGGCACGAAGCTGCGGCTGACCAGTTGGTGCGGGCTGCGGAACGTGCTAAGAAAGACCTTGGGCGATCCACGGAGCCACTCCTCAGCCAATCTGACGATGCTGTGGCGCACGCGCTTGAGGTGGCGAACAGGAGTATCTGATGGCGACGACGAACAAGGGTCTGACCCAGCCGCCAATCGGCTCCTCCGGGTGGGGCCTTCCGCTGAACGAGGATTTCAGTGACATCGACCAAGCTTTTGGCGGTGTCACTTCGATCAACGTCACCGGCGTTACGGCGACACCCGTCGTCCTGACCTTGGATCAGTACCAGAGCCTGACGATCATATTCACCGGCACGCTGACGGCCAACGTGACCTACCAGCTGCCATCCGGGGTCGGTGGCCGATGGATCGTCCAGAACAACACGACCGGGGCCTTCTCGATCACCATGGCGTCTCTGGGTGGGGGCACCACGTTCCCGGCTGTGGCTGGATACACCAACTTCATCGCCGACGGCACCAACTGCGTGGGAAGCTTCGGCGGGACACCAACTGGCATCATCGCGATCTGGTCAGGCTCCGTGGCCACGATACCCATGGGGTGGCTGCTCTGTGACGGAACGAACGGCACGCTCGACCTTCGGGACAAGTTCATCGTCGGTGCGGGCGGAACCTACGCTGTGGGAGACACGGGTGGCTCAAATACCTTTACTCTGACAAACGCTCAGATGCCTTCGCACACGCACACTGTAGCTGGTGCAACTGCAGCTGGTGGCATTCACGCCCACAACATAAACGACCCCGGTCACGCGCATACCTACGATTACCCGTCGTTTCAATTTGGTGGCGTCACGCAGCCGGGGAACGCAGGTTACGACGCCCAAGATACCCAAAGCACCTCAGTATCAGGCACCGGGATATCCATTGTGACCGGTGGCGCGCACCAGCACACTTACAGCGGTACTACGACTTCCATCGGCGGCGGCACCGCCCACGAAAACAGGCCGCTGTTCTACGCGCTCTGCTACATATCCAAGATTTGAGGGGCGAGAAATGGCAACCGCAAACAAGGGATTTGTCCAGCCCGCTCTCGGTTCCATCGGCTGGGGCCTGCCCCTGAACGACGATTTCGGTGGCATAGATGCGGCCTTCGGAAGCGTCACCACGCTCAGCGTGACCGGGCAGACGGCAACACCGATTGTCCTGACCTTGGCGCAGTACGTCAACATGACGATCAAATTCACAGGCGTTTTGACCGCCAACGTGACCTATCAGCTTCCCGCAGGGGTCGGCGGCCAATGGGTTGTGCAGCGCGCCACCACGGGTGCCTTCACAATCACTATCGCCTCCCTTGGCGGCGGAACCTCCAAAATCCTCGATGCGGATTTTTCCGACATCGTCTGCGACGGCGTTGACTGCGCGGGAAACTTCGGGAGCCTGCCGTCCGGATCGATCATGATCTGGTCAGGCTCTCAGGCGACGATCCCTGTGGGGTGGTTGCTGTGCAACGGTACGCTTGGAACACCAGACCTTCGGGACCGCTTTGTGACTGGCGCTGGCTCGACCTATGCCGTGGGCGGTACGGGTGGCGTCACAACCGTAACCCTGACGCAGGCTCAGACACCCGCTCACGTACACAGCTTCAGCGGCAACACCAATACGGACGGCGCTCACGTCCACAATATAACCGATCCGGGGCACACACACACGTACGCGACAAAACTTGGCACCGCAGGGGGTATTCCGTTTGGGTCAGATTGGGATAGCGCTCTCACATCGGGGACAGGCGGAGCTTTTACAGGGGTAGGCATACAAAACAGCGTCTCCCACACCCATACCTTTACAACCACGTCCACCCCCATCGGTGGCGATGGAAGCCATGCCAACCTGCCGCCGTACTACGCGCTCTGCTACATCTATAAGATTTGAGGGGCACGCCATGCCAACAGCAAACAAAGGCCTGAACCAGCCGGTCATCGGAAGCACGGGGTGGGGCACACCCCTCAACGACAACTTTGGGTACATCGACGATGCCTTCGGGGGCGTGACAACGATCAACGTGACTGGCGTGACCGCGACACCGGTTGTCCTGACGCTGACCCAGTACCAGAAGCTGATCATCAAGTTCACTGGAACCCTGACAGCCAACGTGACCTACCAACTGCCAGCTGGCGTTGGCGGGAAGTGGGTTTTGAGGAACAGCACCACCGGGGCTTTCACGATCACTTTTGCCTCTCTGGGTGGCGGGACCAGCTTTGTGGCAACCCCCGACTTCGCAAATGCTGGTTCGGATGGCGTGAACACCGCCGGGAACTTTGATGCCATCGCGGCTGGCATCATCACCATGTGGTCTGGAGCTATCGGGGCAATCCCATCTGGATGGTTCCTTTGCGACGGTACGAACGGCACGCCAGACCTCAGGGATAGGTTCATCGTTGGCGCTGGTTCCGTCACCTACCCGGTGAATACCACAGGTGGGGCAAATGCCGTCACTCTGTCCCAAGCCGAGACCCCCGCTCATACCCACGATTATGGGCCAGTACTTGTCGTGAGCGGCGGAAGCCACAACCACGCAATCAACGATACGGGTCACTCTCACCTTTTTACGCGGGCATTCAACGGAAACGCCACCTCCTCCACCGGGCGCGGCGGAAACACGACCCTGACCACAATCTCAGCTGTGACCAGCATAGGAATTGTTTCTGGGGGCGCTCACGCTCATGCTTACGGCCCAACCAACACGACCTCCATCGGAAGCAGCGGAAGCCACGAAAACCGTCCCCCATACTTCGCTCTTTGCTACATCAGAAAGGCTTAAAAAATGATACAATACATCGATATCTCCACCTCTGGTGAAGTTCAGGTCGTGTCCGGCAGAAACAATCAGTACGTCTTCGAACTTTCGGACCCGGACATCCCGGTGGACATCAAGTACCTCCTCGACACGCTCCTGAACGTCGATCCTCAGGCTGGCCTTGTGGCGGTCCACCTTGAGCGCGGGAACGGCAGGGAGTTCACCACCGCCACGTACTCTGGCGGCATCGTCGTGGGTTCCGATGGTGTCGGCGGCCAGTTCGATGTGATCATGAACAACCTGCAGCGCCTCGCTGTCGCGATCAATCAGGTGCCTCTGCCAGCGCCGCCGCCCAGAATTCCGAACCTGACTTTCGCCCAGCTGATGATCGGCCTTGTGGCAGAGGGCTGGATCACGGAGGCAGAGGGTGGAGCGTGGCTGGTCGGAACCCTGCCAGACCCGGTCCTTCTGGTGATCTCGATGCTGCCGCCTGAACAACAGTTCGCCGCCAAGGCACGGGCCATCCGACCATCCGAGATCATCAGGAATGACCCGCTCGTTGCCGCTCTAGCCACTGCTGAGGGGAAAACGTCTGCGGAGATCGACGATTTCTTCCTTACTTATTCTGGAGTGTAGTATATACTAATAACAGGCCTTCCTTTGGAGTACCGCCATTGACCTTCGTTCGCTTCACGCACGACAAGAACCTTGAGGGTGTTTTTCCGTCGCCAGTTCCGGCGATTAAGAAGGCTCCAGATTTCTACAAGGCCATCCGTCCTCAGCATGGTAGCCACCCCGATACAAGCACGGTCAAGCGCTGCGTTCCGTATATGGACGCTCTTTCAGCAGGGTTTGTGATCCCGCTTTGGGCTGATCTTTATGTGGCAGCAAACAACGGAGATATATCCTTCAGTTTTCCTAGAAATTTCCCCATGGCGTTGAGCATGGATCAGCACGGCTATACCCAATTTCCGGATCACCCTCTCTCCAACCGCCCCTATGGCAAGAACCTCTTGAAGTTTATCAACCCATGGGTGGTGGAAACCGCGCCGGGATATTCCTGCCTGTTCACAGCCCCTCTGAACCATCTTGAAACGAAATTCAAAATTTTAGACGGTGCGGTCGATACCGATAACTACTACTCAAACGTTCACATTCCCTTCCTGTGGACTGGCGGAGATGGCGAGTTTTTCATTCCGAAGGGCACCCCTCTCGTTCAGATCATCCCATACAGGAGAGAAACTTTCACCCTTGAAGTCGATGTGACAAACTTTGATCGTCGCACCAATATTAGGTCACTTCTCGGAACCCACATAAAAGACGGATACCGCAAGGAGTTCTGGTCAAAGGCCAAGACGCTTGACGACGAATATGAAGAAGAAATGGGCGCGCCGACCCCTACGACGTGAATTCCACCACCAGAAGGGAACCCACCGGCCTGAGGCTGATTTCGTGGGTTCCCATCGGTATCATCTCCACCATCTCCTTCGGGAAGTTCAGCCGTCTGGTCGATGACCTCGCGCTGGTCTTCTTGACTTTGAAGTGGCCGCCGTCCGGCGTCAGCTTGATGCCGATCTGGCCTTCCTTCCCGGTGTAGAAGGTCGCCGTCATGTCGGTCGGTGCGACATCTGCAGGGAAGATGATGTACGCGATCATGGGGTTCTTCGCGTTTCGGGACATGTACGGGGTGACCCGCTTCTGGTGCCGTGGCGATTTCATTTCTCTTTGTCCATCTTGATCTTGCCGATGTGCGCGACGTTCAGGGCGACCATGCCAGCGCTGAAATAGTTCCCGACGTTGTCACGGTAGAACTCTTCGACCGTGAAGAACTCTTCGTCGCCCACGGAGAGGATGAACTCTGCCACCGTCTTGGCGGGGCTTTCGCAGATCACTTGGTGGATGGGGGAACCGCTCCGCGTCGGCATGTTCATGGTAATCAGAAACCGGTTCATCTGCTCTTCCTGAATTCGTTGATGCGCCGGGCTTCCATCTCGATGTGCGGCCTGATCAGGACCGGCACCCGATTGAGTGCCCTCTTCCGCGCCTCTCTGCCTTCTATGGCAAGGATCGAGACAGCGCCATCATAGATGTATTTTCGACAGGCGGACTGGATGCCCTCCTCTTCGTCCTCCATGCGGACTTTGCCGCGCAGAATACGCTCAATGCGCTTGCTGGGACGGGTCTCGTCAGTCCACATGGCTAAGGTAGTCATGAAAGGCCTTCCACGCCTCGTCCACGCCCAGCGCGATGCATGTGAAGCATCCTTCGGCCTTGGCCGCCCTGAGGTACTTCAGCTGGTCTTCGGATATGCTGGATGCGGTGTGGTCCCGGCGCTTCAACTCGCAGACGAACGCAGGGCTGCCGGGGATGACGATGTCGGGGGCACCGGTGGTCATGCCCTCAGACTTCTCCTTGGCGGCCTGCAGCATCGTCCTGATGCCCTCGTTGCGGGGGTGCAGGGCCAGAACCCCGAACGTGTCCGGATAGGTGCGACGCAGGCGGGCGAAGAACGTCACCTGTTCCGCAGCTTCCTTCGGACACGACCCCCGGTAGGTGAGGTCGCCATAGATCACAATGTCATCTGGGAGCTTCATCTGCAGCCTTATTGTAATTCAGGACGCGGTAGAAACCGCTCTCGCCGTCCTTTTGATACGTAATCGTCATCGGTGCTTTGCCACCCAAGGCGTCCAGCGCGGCGCGATCTGCCTTTGCCTTCGACCACTCGGGAAACTTCATAACCCAGAATGAAAATGACCGATATGGGGTGACCACGTCAACCCTATCCATGGGCTTTCCGCTGCGAGAGACCTGAGGCATCTTTTTCCACTGCAGAACCTCGTCAGTCTGCCGCTGGGTGGGATCGCGCTTCAGGGCCTTGAAGTCGATCCGGAGCTTCTCGTTGGGGTCGACGATCTCGCCCTTGCAGGAGGAGCAGTACCGGGCCGCGATGTCGTTTGGTTCGCTGCAGTGCGGGCACTCCTTCGACGTCCACCGATAGGTGCACTGGTGCAGGTCACCGGCGACCGTATCCATGGCCCGACACCGGCGGCCAAAGTGTGCGGGCATCGCACCCCACTCGGTCTCGATGGGAATGCCGTCCAGATCGACGAAGTACCCGCTGGCGTCGATCTCGTACTCTTCCTTGTTGGGGCGCGCGGAGAAGGTGTTCTCGGTGGAGCACTGGGGGCACACGCACGTGACCTCGCCAGACCCGTCACCGCCGGTGGAGACCTTGATCTCAGGGCCGAAGATGTCTTGGTCGGGGCAGTGACGCTCGATGTTCTCGGCATAGTCCAGAATGAGGCAGTCGGTCTTGCCGCTGTCGACCCGAAGACCCCGACCGATGATCTGCTGCAACAGGCCGACGCTTTCAGTGGCCCGTAGGAGGGCGATCACGTCAACGTGAGGGGCGTCGAACCCAGTGGTCAAGACGGAGACGTTCACCAGATACTTGATCTTCCGGGCCTTGAACTTCTTCAGGATGGTGTCGCGCTCAGCCTTGGGCGTCTTGCCTGTCACGATGGCAGACAGGCCCGGCGGCAGGCTTGCCATGCACTCGTGGGCGTGGCGCACGGTGGCAGCGAAGATCATGACGCCCTGACGGTCAGCGGACTGGGCGACGACGTCAGCGATGATGGCTGAGGTCTTCCTGCCGTGCCCGTGGTACGCCCGATCCACCGCCTGCGCGTCGAACTGGCCCCGGCTGTTGACCTGCATGTTCAGTGTTTCGTACGATTGAGCGTTGATCTTCCCGACGATGGGCTGGGTCAAGTATCCGGCCTCGATCAGTTCGTACGCGCGGATGCGGTCGACGCAGGCGGCGAAGTAGGGTTCGCGGGTCTGGCTCTCAGAGACAGGCTTCCCGTCCGGCCACAGGCCGAAGATGTACCCGGTCTTCATGCGGTATGGCGTGGCGGATAGGCCGATCACCCGCAGGTTGGGGTTCGCTTCCCGCATGACCTCGATGATGGACTGCACGGTGGGCGTGATCCCGTGGCACTCGTCGATCACGACAGCGGCGAACTCCTTGCCGAAGCGGCTGATCGAGTTTTTGACGGTGCCGGGCGTACCGAACACCACTGGGTGGCGCAGGCTCTTCTGGCCAGCGCTGGCGCTGAAGATCGAGCACTTGGCACCGGTGGCCCGGTACTTCTCGCTGTTCTGGGTGACCAGTTCTGCGGACGGGGCGAGGCATAGGACGTGCTTGCCGCCGGACACGCGGTGGATCGTCGATGCCACGCTCTCGATGATATGGCTCTTACCGGCCCCCGTGGCCGCCTCGATGCAGCATGGGGACCGGTTGCGTGAAATCCAAGCTATGATGCTGTCATGCGACTGCTGCTGGTATGGTCTCAGGGTCATTCTGCTTCTCTACGCTACAATCTCATTGTGGTATTTACAGCATATTTCCCTAAGGTTCAATCACATTTTCAGCATCATCTTTATGATTTCACTTGGATCATTCCCTTCTCGACGCCATTCGTGACTGCTTCATAGAAGTCACCGCATGGGGCATCAGTGGCGTTCGTTATCATTTTCCACATTGCCTGCCTCACGCCCTCAGTTATTGCCTCCATCAAATGTTCGACGCTGATCGGCGGAATGCTGTCCTCCACACCTTCCCTGATTGCTGCGGCGACATCTTCGACCTCAAGTTTAGGCAGTGCATTATCTTCAGACATTTTCTTCTCCTTCCATGGTTTTAGTAAACTTGGTTCCGATGATCCCTCTCAGGGCCTTCGCGTACCCGTCGCCTTCGTGCATATATTTCCTGTTTGCGGGCATCGTAAAAACGCTTCCCCTAAGGTCCATGACCAACTCGTTGTCCTCGCAAAACTTCGCGCAGTACTCGACGGTGTCTTGGCGGCACCTTTCCAGCTGCTTGCGAAGCTTCACGTTAATGGCGCGCTGCCGTTCCAGTTCGTCGCTCATTTCAGCGTCCAGAAGCTGGTGGGCTTGCCGCGCCACGGTTCAAGGTTCGCACCGGGTGCCAGAACTTGGATGGCTTTGGCGTATGACACCGATCCGGCGCGCTCCGTCTTGGTCAGGCGCTTTCCGCCGAAGGATGCGTTGCGCCCCTTCGCCATCTCCACCATGGCCTCAAGAAGCTCTTTCTTGCGCTCCTCAGCCTTCGCAATGGCATCGAGGACGTCGGTGTATTCGGCCACCATCTGCAGCGCTCTGGGGGTGTCGACGACGACCAGAGGGTCGTTCAGGTATTCGTCCGGTTCATCACATGCCGCAAGGAACTCCATGTAGAATTCCCGAAGCTTCGGCATGATCGTGGCGATGTATTCCGGATCGTACGAAACAACGTCAAGCTTGTTGTCGCGCGGGGTCCACTGCCAGAAGTAGCATTCCGACCGGTTTGTGCAGAACATCTGGACCTGCATCTGAGCGTAGTAATGCTCCTGATCCTCGATGTTCTTGAACGGCACCGGCGCTTCCTTGTCCCGAAGGCCAAAGGGGCACTTAATCTCGACCAGATAGTCGTCGCCGACGTATCCGTCAGGGCTTGCGCCAAGCCAGTCCATCACGGGGTGTACGACGAAAGTCGCACTGGTGACAGGCAGGCCGATCTTGACCTCAAGGTCTTCGCGGGCTTCGTCTTCGTGGGTGATGCCCCACTGGGTGGCGATGTTGCCGTTCCACTCGCTGGGAGCCTTATGGTACTGGCGGACCATCCGGCGCATGATCGTCTTTCGGTCGGCGTTCGGATCGACACCCAGTATCGCCCCAACGGCGGAAGCTGTGACGCGTCCCTTCCGGGCACTGAACCACTGTTCGCTGCGCTGTTCCATCAGAAGAACCCCGTGTTCTGTACGCAGCTGCTCATGAGCGCCACGCAGATCACCACCGTCAGGCAGATGATCGCTGTCATCTTCATTTTCTCGTTCATGGTAATCCCACAGATAATGTTGTGGGAGAGGGGCGTACCCCTCTCCGGTTTTCAACGGTTCCAGAGCCACATGGCCGCAGAGCCGCAGACCAGTCCGATGGTGAACGGCAGGACCGCCTTCGCCACCAGAAAGACCATCAGGATCAGAAGGATTGCGACCCCCGACCAGATAGCGATCTTCTGAAGCTCAGGCATCAAGGAAGGCCCGCAGGTTCAGGCCAAGTGTGTTGGCGACCTTCTGCAGGACTGCCAGTTCTTGGGGTTCCATCTCGCCATCAGCGCGGGAGATGTCGACGGCAACGGCGAGGATCAGTTCAAGGTCGTCGGACGTCGACTTGGCCTTAGCCTGCTCGATCTCCTTCATCAGGCCGATCCGCCCCATGGTGCCCTTGGCGCGCGAGAAAATCTTGCTGGCCGTGGCTTCGATCTCGGACTGCTTGAACGCGGTCGAGAGGGTGGGGTGGTTCACCAGCGCTTCTTGCGTTGCCACCAGTTCGCTGTCTTCGATCTCACCATCGGCAGCCGCGACAAGGGCGCATGCGGCACAGGTGGCTTCCAGCAGATCGGTCCGACCGGAAAGGCGCTTCGCCCCGCCGCCAAGCTTTTCCTTCAGCATACCAAACATAATCTTCTCCATTGTTCGGGTTCATGTTTCAGTTGGCAGTGGCGCGTACGCCACCGCCGTTATCTATCCCATTGACTTAAAAGGGAATTTCGTCGTCCAGAGCACCGGCGGCTGCGCGGGAGCTTCCCGACACGCGACGCTCAAGCTCAGCCTGACCCTTCGCGATCTCCTCAGCCGAAGACTGGGGTGCGCTCTTGGGGGCCACAGCGCCGATCCAGTTGCCGCGCGCCATGTCGCCGGTCATGCGGTCCCGCATCTCCCAGACCATGACCTTCGTCACCATCGGCTTTTGGGTCAGGCAGGCGGTCAGGCTTTCGTCGGTCGGCATCACGCCCTTGGCGAGAAGTTTCCCGCCGCAGTTGGTGTCGATGGCACCGAGCATCTTCTTGGCCTTGTCGCGCTTGGCTGCAACCTTGTCAGCCTTGGCACGGGGATCGGCGTCGAGCACCCAGAGCTTCTGGAACACCTTGCGGCCCTTGTAGTCGTCCGGGGCCAGAACGTTCCAGCGCAGCGAGATGAAACGGTCGCCGTCTTGGGTCTTGTCCCACTTGGCTTCGTCGATGGCGGCCAGAACAGACGTCTCGCCGGGGATTGGCAGGAGGTTTCCGCCACCCGCATCGAACTCGCCAGTGCCTGCGGTTTCCTTGACGTCTTCACCGTCGGACAGGTTCCAAAAATCGCTCATTTCGCAGCTTCCTTCTTCGCAGGCTTGTTGATGTAGGGGCCGAAGGGGTTCACACCCATCTTGACCTCAAGTGGCTCATTGATGCCGAAACGGTTCTTCGAAACGTTTGCGGCCATGGCGTGGACAACAAGCTGACGCGTGCCGTCCGAGATCGCCTTTTTCAGATCGCCGTCGCCAGTGACGAAGGTCTCCAGACGAAGGAAGCCGACAGCGTCGACGTTGTCGATATAGGGCTGGGTCGACTTGTCCCCCATCCGCATTGCGTACTTGGTGTACGGGTTTGCATCCGGCGGCTCGATCCGCACTGTCTCGGCATGGGCAACGAACACGACGTTCATGCCCTTTTCCATCATCATGCCGCAGGCTTTGCGCACGCGGCGGTGTTGACTGGCAACCATGTCACGTCCTGCGCCAAACCCGCCATGGGCTTGGTTGAGGCTCTTTGCCCCCTTCGGATCGGTGTCCATGACCCAGTCCGTGAACAGCGCGTCCAGTGTCGTCACCGTATCGATGACGCAGGTCTGGTACGCATGGTCTTCTTTGACCAAAGCAGCCAGCTGGGGCCACAAATCTTCCGCGCTTCTCAGCACCGGGAAAGCATCCGGGCGTGACGCCGCAGGAACAGCCTGAAGGCCATCCTCCGAGCGAATGAAAATCGGTTTGGGGAAGGTTGCGGCAAGGCTAGTCTTGCCAAGGCCCGCGTCGCCAATGATCGTGATGGCGATGGGCCGGTCTTCGGGTTTGGTAATGGTATCGAGGATACTCATCTTCGCTCCTTTGCTTCTTCTCAACACCATTGACGTTACTCAGCCAATGTGTGATTGTCAACACAGGAAACGTCATCAAGGGTACAATACAAATGTCGCATCAAACATCAGGTCCGGTTCATGAGGCTATCGAGGCCAGACTTGTGCTGATCCGGAAGGCCTTGGAAGACCGCAATCTGACCAAGGTCGCACAGTCTACGGGCCTCCATGAGAATACAGTGAGGAACATTGCGAGGGGTCGCGGGGGCATCCCCCTGCTGGCGACAATCGACAAGCTGTCCCAGTATTTGTTCGCTCAGAACGCCTGAAAAAAATGCATTACAGGGAGTTTTGGGAGGCCGGATTTCAAGTTTTCGGCCTGTACGGTCGTGGCCGTGACGGAAAATGTCAGTGCGGGAACCCGCATTGCCCAGAGAAATCGCTGTTCAAGCACCCCCGTGTTTCGAACTGGCAGCACACGCCGCACTGGTCCGACGAGCAGATGGAAACCATGGAGGCCATGGATCAGTTCGCCACCGGCTACGGGTGCGTGCTTCGGGAGAAGCTGGTGGTCGACGTCGACGCCCGGAACGGCGGCATCGAGGGCCTGAGGCTTCTGCTGGAGGATTACCCGGAGATCGCTGGCTCCGGCCTGATCGTGAACACCGGCTCCGGTGGTGGGTCGCGGCACTATTTCTTCCTGATCCCAGCGGGCATCTCTTTGGTCACGCGGCTGGAGAAGTACCCCGGCATCGACTTCAAAAGCGGCGCGTCCTTCGTGGTCGGCCCCGGATCGATGCATGCCTCTGGCAACCGCTACGAGATCGCCCACGGGTCACCCTACGACATCGACATGGCACCGGAAGCCCTGATCGCGGCGCTGACCGTTCCGGAAAAGCACCGGGCGGACATCGGCGGCCAGACTGTCGATGTGTCCCACCGCGATCTGGCGGATATGCTGGCGTTCATCCCGAACGACGACGTGGACTATGACCAGTGGATCAAGATCGGCATGGCGCTGCACCATGCGTCTGGTGGGTCCGCGTTCGACGTTTGGGACAAATGGTCCCAGACATCGAAGAAGTACGACGACGCCTCGATGCCGTACAAATGGCACAGCTTCGGTCGGTCGGCCAACCCGGTGACGCTTGGAACGCTGGCCCACTATGCGGAGCAGGGTGGCTGGACCCAGCCGGTGACGTTCACCCCGAACATCGAATTCGACTTTGCTCCGTACGAAGAAAAAGACACGCTGGACATCGACATCGGCGGCGTCGATCTGCTGCGCCCGCCGGGTCTGGCTGGTCAGCTTGCCGCTTGGATCGAGACGCGCGCCCGGCGGAAGCGGGAGCAGCTGGCGGCCATGGCGGCCATCACTGCGATGGGGAACATCTTTGGCCTGCGCTACATCGACGATCTGGACCGGGCGACCACCAACCTGTTCGTGTTCAACGTCGCCGGATCGGGGACTGGCAAGGAAGCTGTGCAGGACGCCATCAGGGAGATCATGGTGATCTGCGGCATGGCTGAGGCTGTCCACGGCACCATCAAGTCCGAGCAGGAGGTCATGCGGAACCTGCTGCGCCACCAAGCTGCGTTCTTTCTGATCGACGAGGTCGGCTTCCTGCTCCAGAAGATCAAGTCTGCCCAGAAGCGCGGCGGGGCAACCTACCTTGAAGGCATCATCGGCATCCTGATGTCGGCCTACTCCAAGGCTGACGGCTCGATGATCCTGAGCGGCGACGCCAAGGACGAGGTCAAGGCAGAGCTTCGCAAGGAACTGATCAAGATCGAGAAGCAGGTCGAGGAACTGGGCGAGAAGTCCTACCTGATCAACCGCAAGGCCAGCATCGAGTACCAGCTGTCGACCATCGGCAAGGGCCTTTCCCGCCCGTTCCTGACCCTGTCAGGCTACACCACCCCCGAGAACTTCGAAGAGTTGGTGGACTATCAAGCGGCGGCCAACGGCTTCATCGGGCGCTCGATCCTCTGCATCGAGACGGACACCGCGCCAGAGAGCAAAGACGACTGGGTCAAGCAGCCCCTGTCCGAAGCCCTGCAGATGACGCTCCAGCAGCTGGCCATTGGCGGGTCGTTCGACATCACGCAGAACTATGATGCGCGGGTCGAGTTCTACGGCGAACGCATCGTGATCCCGACGGCACCGAAGGCCAAGGAGATGCTGCGGAAGGCGCGCAAGCTTTTCGACAAGATGGCCTACGAACACAAGACCCTGTCCGGTCTGGAAGCCCTGCCGAACCGTGGGTACGAGCAGGTCAGCAAGGTCAGCCTGATCCTCGCCATCCCTGAGGGCGTCCGCACCGAAGAACACGTCCGGTGGGCTTATGCCCTGATCAAGCGCGACATCGAGAGCAAGATGCGCCTTGTGACCGGCAACGACCGGGCCATCGACAACCCGGCACTGGCCCTGCGCGCCAAGGTTACGCAGTTGCTGATCGGCCCGGACGGAGAGACGCTGGGGGTGATCGTGAACCGCCTGCGGAAGTACAAGCGGGAAGACATCGAAAAGTGCCTGTCCAAGATGGCAGACGCCAATATGATCACGGTCGAGGAGGAGGAACACAAGTTCAACAAAAAACAGATCAAGCGGTACAAACTCAACAGTTGATTGTTGACCGACCACCACATCGCTGATATTGGTTTTTACACAGTGGCACAGCGCCACGCTTGGAGATCAAGATGAACAGCTTCGACGACTTCGTAAACAGCCTCGCAAACGACAAGATAGAGACGCGCACCAACGCCGCCCCGAAGCCCACCTATCCCTGCGGCCAGTGCGGTGGGACCGGTCTCTGGAGCGGCGGCACGAACCGCCACGGCAACGACAAGTGCCTCGCATGCAAGGGCGTCGGCCACTTCGTCAAATCCCCCGCCGACCGCCAGAAGGCCCGCGAAGGTGTCGCCAACCGTAAGGCAGCTGCGATCCAGTCCACCATCGACGGCATTGAAGCCAAGTACCCCGGCATGATCGCCTACATGCGCGACATCGCAGGCTGGAACGATTTTGCCCGTGACATCCTTGGCAACATCCACCGTGGCTTATACGTCAGCGACAAGGCTCTGACAGCCGTCGCCAGCATGATCGTCAAGATCGAGGCCACACGCGCCGCCAAGGCTGCTGCAGCTGCCGCCAACACCAAGACCGTCGACCTGAGCCGCATCCGCGAGATGTTTGACGTCGCCGTGTCCAACGGTGCCAAGAAACCGGTCTACCGCGCCGAAGGCCTGAAGATCAGCCTTGCACCGGCCAACGGTCGCAACGCTGGTGCCCTGTACGTCGTCGAGATCGAGCATGATGCATATCAGGGCAAGATCGAGGGCACGTCCTACAAGGCAGTGCGCGAGGCCGCAGCTGGCACCTACGACGCGCTCCTGCGCATCGCCGCAGACCCGATGAAGGCAGCCGTGGACTTTGGCCGCGCCACCGGCATCTGCGCCTGCTGTGGCAAGGAACTGACCAACGGCGTCTCGATTGAACTGGGCATCGGCCCGATCTGCCGCACCAAGTGGGGGTTTTGAGAGATGACGAAAAATGTACTGAGCATGTCGCAGAAGCACATCGGGTTCGCCACGGCGCGGGAGGTCCTGCGCAACCCGGACGACTATGATCTGGACGCCATCGACGCAGCGTTCGAAGTCCTGATTTACAGCAGCCACCCGGAAGACCGGCTGCTGTGCGAGGCTGCAGTGGATTACATGTGGGAGGTTCCCAAGCCCAGCGTTTCTGTATTTTTGGTGGTTTTTTCTTTCATGACCGTAACGGTGGTCTCTTTGGCCGCAATTCTCTCGGAGTTGATCAAATGAAATACTTTCTCCTTCTTCTGCCTTTGGCAGCCTGTGGCCCGCACGTCGAGCGGTGCATCACCGTTCCCCTGCCGTATGGCTGCGAGAGCAGCGGCGGTGGGGGCCTTCTTGATCTGGCCGGGGGAATTACGCCACCGCAGCCAGACCCCGGCCCAGCGCCCGCTCCTGAGCCGCCTGCGCCTGACCCGCAGCCAGAGCCGCCGAAGCCCGATCCGAAGCCAGACCACCACGAGGACGAGGATCACGACGACCATTACACCGGCCCAGACCTTGACGAGGACTATGACGATGACAGGGACCATGACGACGATGGACGAGACCATGAAGAAGACCGAGACGATGACAAGGGCAATCACGGCAAACATGGCAGGCACGACGATGACTGAGGCCGAATTTAGGAGCGTTATGAAAATCCGGTGGCAACTGTCGACCGTAACGCGGATCACAACACCGGAAGGGCTGACACATGAGTGATGATCTAGTGAAGCGGCTGTTGGATATTGCAAGCCCTTTGGCCGACGAAGCTGCTGGGACCATTCACCGGCTGACGGCAGACAACGCGCGGCTGCGGCAGGCGCTGACAGGCATCAAGCGGGCAGCGGCGCACAGGATGCAAGACGACAAAAAAGACTTGCACAGCTACTACTTCCACACCGCCGACGCCGCCCTCAACACCGGAAAGTAGGTGATCCATGAGTGACCGCAAATGGTATCGCTGGCCGCAGGGTTATAAGTCCGGGTTTGTCCCTTGGTATGTGGCCCTTCGTCGTCTGGTGTTCTGGCCCTTGCTGTTCACGGGACGCTGTATTTGTTTCGCTGCGGCTTTGGGTGGTCATGGGTTGGCAGAAGCTAAAGAGGAATGGTGGAAATGAATAAAGCCCCAGAACGCATTTGGATTGAAGACGAGTTCGGTGAGGGTGATGAGGACCAGTGGACATATGGCACATGGGATGCGCAAAACTACCCCGGATATGATGTCGAATACGTCCGAGCAGACACAGTGCAAGCGCAGATCGACGCGGCTGTGACTGCGGAACGGGAGCGGTGGGAAGCAATGTCCCAGATCAACTTTGCCAATCAATCAACCGCCCGGTCTATTCGCAGCATTGACGCCCTGATCCGCAAGGGGGACCAGCCATGAGTGACGATCTGCTGGAGCGGCTGGACAACGCACGCACAGTTACTGGAGACACGCCTCTGGACGCCCTGTGGGCCGATGCCGCCCAACGGATCAGGTCTCTGGAAGCAAAAATCAGGTACTACGAGAGGAGGGAAAATTGGCGCGCAAGAGAGACGAACTGACGGTAATCGGTCGGGCCGCGAAGTATCACAGGGATGGCTTGGACCGCCATATGATAGCTGAGCGCATGAACGTGACGGTCGGTACAGTCAATGGATATCTTTCCAGAGCGCGCTATCGTAGCCTAGTAAATACAACCAAGAGGGAGGAGGAGACAATGCAGAAAGCTATCTACGCATATGAGGATAAGCCTTTGAAAGATAAGGAACTTCGCGAGATACAGGAACGTATACTGTCGGCAGCGCCGGGCACAAACGTGGTATATTACGAGCATCCCATCGGGTGGTCGAAGGTGCCGCAAAACCTGCGGGAGATGATCACGTCCATGGCAAACAGCGGACTGATCGTGCAACTGCTGAAACGAAATGATCAGGGAACTTTCTCCATGATCGCACAGAGGACGAAGAGAAAATGAAACTTGAAGCAGCGCTGGCGCTGAGCCTGATCGAAGAGATGTCCAAGCTGAAGATGTCCCCCGCAGAGATCGTGGGACGGGCCATGGAGATCGCTGAGCGGGCCGTCGAAGAGATGACCGCCCTTGGCTGGATGGACGACGAGGAATGAAGCTCCGTGTCATCCAGTACTACGGGGTGCACCCCAAGACCGGTGAGACGGTTGACGTGAGGTATAACCTGCAGCAGTTCGATGGGGAGCGGTGGGTGGACATTCCCGTGGTCTACGAGGAGGTCAAGATCGAAAGCGATGACGCATGAGGACGTGAGGCGGGCGCGGGCGTATCTGGGGCTGTCTGTGCGGCAGATGGCGGTGTTCCTGAAGACGGACCCGCAGAGCGTCAGGCGGCTGGAACTGAACCCGCAGTACTCGACGTCGCGAAGGCCAAGCCCAAGGCTGCAGCTGGAGCTTCAGGAAGTGCTGGACCGGTATGAGTGATCAGGGGGGCTTCGGCCCCTTTCTTCATTTTGGGGTGCTTAGCACGGGTCGATAGTTAGTGGATATTCACCTAAGTCATTGAAGCGGAACGATAATTTCGAGTAGAAAAGTAGATAGGTAGATAGTCGAATAGAGACAGAAATAGATAGACAGAATAGTTCAAAATAGGGAGAGACATCTGGACACAAACATCAATGAAATAAGGGATATATATATGTATATATATATATATTTATATATATATATATTGTTTTTTCCCTTTGTCTGTCCCTCTCTGGGTCTCTATCTGTGTCTATCTGTCGAATATCTACCTAAGTACACTAACAACTCGGATTTCTGTTAGATTTCAAATGTTTAGTAGATTACAAACGTATATCGACAAAAAATAAGCACCCCAACCGGGGTGCTTTGCTCGTTCTGGGGTCAGGATGGATCAGGAAGCGATGCCCTTGGCCTTGACGCGGATGGTCTCCATCAGGACGGGAGCCTTGCAGGCTTCGATCTGCTCTTCGGTCAGGAACTGGGCTGCCAGCTTCTGGCTGAAGCGCATCTGTTCGCAGATCGACAGGGTGACGTCGCAGGTCACACCGATGTGGCGCTCCTGACCCAGTTCCTTGATCTCTTTCTTCAGAGCCTCAAGGGCCTCGTTGGCTGCGTCGGCAGCGGTCTTGGCGGCGGCGTAACGGTCGGCGAGGGTGATGGTGAAGTTCATCGACATGGCAGTCTCCTTGGTTGGCGGGGTCCAGCGCCCCTGTTCGATCTGTCTAAACGATGTCGCGTACGACGTCAACAATGAAAATGTGCTTGAACCCACATTTTAGATGTGCTAGGTTTCGAGCAGGGGCATGGTGCCCCGTGGGAGACTGACATGAACAATCTGATCAAGGCCATCCAAGCTGCTGAGGCTTTCGCTCTGCGGGAAGAGACTGGCGTCATCCTGACCGGTGCGCGCTCGATGGAGATCACCGGCCAGTGGATCAAGGTGGAAGGTGTGCGCCGGGCCTACCACCGGACCTACGTCGTGAACTGCGCCAGCAATCAGGTCTTCGAAGTGCTGGGTGGCTCCCAGATGGACGACAACGCTTTGATCCGCAGCGCGCTGGAGGCTTACTGAATGTACGTTTGGCAGATGAACAACGGGCGCTGGCAGCTGGACCTGCTGACAAGCCGTCGGGGTGACAAGCGGCTTGCTGCGGCCATGGCTGCGGTGAAGGGCAGCTACGCCACGCAGGCTGAGGCTGAGGCCGTCAAGCGGGAGATCATGGCACATGTTTGAGAAGCTCAGCGACCGGCACCTCAGGGCCGTGTACCGGGTGGCGAAGACACGGCTCCGGGCCTTCTTCGCCGACCCCCGGATGATGATCCAGCTGCGCAGCGAGATGTACCGCCGGGGGATGCTCTGATGGTGGACTTGGATTGCATCGTGAAAGAGGCCAAGGCGTCTGGGCTGGAGTTCCAGATGATCAACGGCGGCAAGCACATCAAGTTGCTGGTTGCCGGGGAGTTCTGTGGCATCTGGCCGAAGAACGGGAGGGAGACGAACAGGCGTGGTGCCCTGAACATTCTGTGTCAGGTCCGTCGCTGCATAAAAAAGCACAAGGGTGCTTGACGGCAGTGTATCGTACGATGTAGTATTTTCGAGCAGGGGCATGGTGCCCCGCTCAACACCGGAGACGACCATGTACCTCGACGACATCATCGACCACGTCAAAGCTTACTTCGCCGGGAACGACAGCAAGACCGCTGCGTTGAAGATCAAGAACATCGAAGGGGTGTGCCTCCCCTTGAACCACGCCATTGCTGGCTTCTCGGCCTACAGCGTGTCGGCAGATGCAATCCACCGTGGCGGGTCGAGCTTCAAGCGGGGCTACATCGTCATGCAGTACCCGAACGGCGAGGCGGAGACGCTTGAGGTTGGCTGCCTCCTGACGCGGCAGGGCGTGCGCAAGGCCGTCGATGCCGTTTGCGACCAGTTCCTCACTGCAGCCTGATCAAACCAGCCCCGGCGCTGAGCCGGGGTTCCACCCATCGTGGGGCGCGATGCCCCGCTCAACAGGAGAGACGACCATGGCTAAGAAGACCAAGCTGACCGCCACGCTGCCGAATGGCGAAATGATCACCCGCACGACTGAGCGCACCTACACGCATGTCGTGGTGTACACGATCAACGAGGCCAAGATGATGGCAGCGTGCTGGGTTCCCGATCAGGAAAAGCAGGAGCGCAAGAACTTCAAGTACTACGTCGAGTGCGCAGCTGGTGAGCATGAGCATCGCTATGCGCCTGCGGGATCGGACCAGTGGAAGATCGACAACGCGGCCACATACCGCAAGCAGGCTCAGGACATCATCGCCGAGTTCCCGACCGTCGAAGCCTACTTGGCCGGTCGTAAGGCCAAAGCCGAATACTATGCCCGCAAGCAGATCGGCGCAGGCTGGCATGTGGCAGGCTGGTGCGGTCGTCCCGATCTGGCACAGAAACTGGCTGCCGGTGGTTGCCACCACGTTGCAGGCGAAATCAAAATCATCGAGGTGAACTGATCATGATGTTCTTCCATCACGCCAAGAAGGTCACCTACACGCCCAGCAGCCAGCTGTCGGAGCATTGCTGGTCGGCATCCATGGCAATCGAGAACGGGGTGGAGACCGTCATCCACCTGTTCTTCGAAACCCCTGAGGATGGCCGGAAGTGCGACGCGGCGATGCGTGAAGCTGTCGTGGATCACGGCACCCATAGCGTCGGGGCGATCAGCATTAGCCTTCACTTCATCAAGAAGAGCAGAGCAACCCGTGAGGAGAACGGGTTCACGTTCGACTTCGGGACCGAAGCGATACGTGTATTTTCCTGATTGACAGCTGTGCCCCGTACGATGTAGTATTTTCGTACAGGGGCACGGTGCCCCGCCCAGCAGGAGAGCCGCCATGTATCAGATCGTTGAAATCCGCCCGACCCACTGCCAGATCACCGACGGCATCATCGGATCGAGCGCCCACCCTCTGCCGATGACCTATCGCAGCGAGGCTCTGGCCCACAAGCTGGCCGGTCGCATCGCGCAGGCCCACTACGAGAACTGCGGCGACAACAGTTACGTCGTGGTCGAGGCGGGCAAGTCGCCCTACCAGCCGCGCGTTGACTTCTCGCAGTGGCGCTCTTGGCCCATCGACGCTGACACCGACTTCCCGTTCTAAGCAAATCAACTGGGGCAAGACGCCCCGCCAACCTTTGGGAGAAGACCATGACCAAGTACGCAAACCTGATCGGCTACAGCGACATCCGCCCCTACGAGATCATCTCGCGGACGAAGACCACGATCACCGTGCGGGCGATGAAGGCCGTGGGAGACCCGGACTGGAAGCCGGTGTTCCATGAGGGTGGGTTCCTCGCTCACTGCTCCAACCAGAGCGACCAGAAGTGGATCATCACCAGCGATCCGGATGCCCACGTCATGAAGGCCCACCTCCGGAAGGATGGGCATTACCACAGCGCCTACGGCAGGCATGTGGTGGAGGACGCACCCCGCAGCTTCTACGATTACAACTTCTGAACCCACATTCCTATTG